CGTGCAGGAAACTCGGCAGCCCGAGGTATTGCCGCGCCTGATGTTATTCACATTGACGAATTACGCGAATTTACCGATGAAGAGATTTGGTCATCCATGCGATTTACTCAAATGAGCAATAAGAATCCTCAAGCCATCGTTTATTCCAACGCAGGACACGCTCAATCAGTTTTGCTCCTCAAATTGAGAGAACGAGGTATTGCCGCATCTCAAGGTGCTGAAGATTCTATTGGTTGGTTTGAATGGTCAGCCGAACAAGACAAGCCAATCAACGATGTTGAGGGGTGGTATCAAAGCAATCCGAGTTTAGGCTGGACGATTCATGAAGATAACATTCGCGATTCTTTATCAGATAGGGAGGACATTTTTAGAACTGAGGTTTTGTGTCAATTCGTTGACATGATTAACCCAGTCATCATCCCTAGCGAATGGGCGAAATGCAAGGATGAGTCAATCAAACTAGACGCAACAAAAGACACTTGGTTTGCTATTGATTTGAGCCCTGATAGACAACATGCTGCATTGGTCGCCTCCCAAAGGCTTGATGGCGAAAGGTTTATGGTGTCATTGCTGCAAACTTGGTATAACCCAATTAACCTAGATGACAAATTGCTTGCCAATGACATCGCTCCCTGGGTTCGCAAGTATCCAGTGGCAACTGTTGCATTTAGCAAGTCAACCGCCGCCGCCGTTGCTGCTAGATTATTGCCAGCAGGTATCCCAGTTCACGAAATTTCGGGCATTGAATATCAGCAAAGTTGTGATGAGTTTGTTTCTGCCATTTCAGCAAATAGATTGACTCACAAAGGCCAGGAAGAGTTAGATAAACAAGTTTTATCCGCCGTTAAACTTCAAAGAGGTGATGGAGGTTGGGTAATGGGCAGATTGAAGTCAGGAATTGTTTGTGGAGGGGTGGCGGCAGCAATGGTTAGCCATTTTGCGACACGAGCAGAAACAGAGGTTGACATTCAGGTGGGTTGACAAAGTGATATAATTTGTCCAATGGCACTCTTAGATTTTTTGATTTCAAAAACCCCTGCACCTGGCATAACAGTTGATGCAGCATCTACTCCAGCGCCTTTTAACAATACAGGTTCAATTTCACCTTTTATTTTTACTTCATCTGCTGCAACTCGTCAGCAAGCAATGGCAGTTCCAACAATTGCACGCGCTCGAGGAATACTTTGCTCAACGGTTGCAAGTTTGCCAATGGAGCAATACTCAAAACTTAATGGAGCGCATTTACCAACTCCATCAGTAATTAATCAACCTGACCCACGCGTTCCAGGTTCAGCAATTTACGCATGGCTTGCTGAAGATTTATTATTTCATGGTGTCGGGTACGGAATGGTCATGGAGCAATATGGTGACACAGGTCGTGTTCGTTCATGGACTCGCATTTCACCTGACCGCGTCACACAAAAGTTAAATCATTTACAAACTGAAATCATTGGCTATCAAGTCGATGGAAGCGTTGTACCAACCCAGGGCGTAGGCTCTCTTGTGGTTTTCTATGGTCTAGATGAAGGTATTCTTAATCGCGCAGGTCGCACAATCCGTGCGGCACATGCTTTGGAACAAGCCGCAGAAACTTTTGCAAAAGAGCCTGTTCCATTGCAGGTTTTGAAATCAAATGGTACAAACTTGCCAGCAGAACGCATTGCTAAACTGCTAGAAGCATGGCGTGCTGCTCGTCTAAACAAATCAACTGCATTTCTTAATGCAGATGTTGAATTGCAAGCGTTGGGTATAGACCCAGCGAAACTCCAACTCAATGAGGCTCGTCAGTATGTCGCATTGGAACTTGCTCGCGCTTGCAACCTTCCTGCGTATTTCGTCAGCGCTGAAACAACTAGCATGACTTATTCAAACACATTATCCGAGCGTCGAGGACTTATTGACTTCTCACTTCGTCCAATTTTAACCGCGATTGAGCAGCGCCTCAGCATGGCGGATTTTGTTCCCTCAACTACAGAAATTCGTTTTTCACTTGATGATTTCCTTCGCGGAAATGCTTTGGAGCGTGCTCAAGTTTATCAAATTCTTAACACAATCGGTGCAATGTCAATTGAACAAATTCGAGAAGAAGAAGATTTAATCGATAACGGAGAAAGAGCATAATGAAAATAACAATGCCAGTCACACTTACTGCATCTGATGCTGAGTCACGCATTATCGCAGGTCGCATCGTTCAATGGGATGCAGTTGGAAATACATCAGCAGGACAAACAAAGTTTCTTGAAAATTCAATTGCAATGTCTAAAGACACAAAACTCGTTCTAGAGCATGAACAAACAAAGCCAATTGGCAAACTTGTTGAATGGTCACAGGATGCAACAGGCATCACCGCGTCGTTTAAAATTGCAAAAACCACCGCAGGTAATGACGCTTTGGAAGAAGCCGCAACTGGACTTCGTTCAGATTTTAGTGTTGGTGTTCAAGTTGACACATGGTCAAACGACAATGGCGTAATGGCAATTGCAGCATCATCTTTAGTTGAAGTTAGCCTTGTTACATCAGGTGCAATCCCGGGCGCAGAAGTTCAAAAAGTCGCCGCAGTAGAAACAGAAATTTCTGAGGAATCTCAGGAAGTTACACAATCCAATCCCGAAGGAGAACAAGTGTCAGACACTACCGTTCCAGAAGCATCTGCCGCAGAAACGGTAGAGGCTGCTAAGGTTGAAGTAAAGGCTGCAACAGCACCTTACATTTCAACAACTGTTCGCAATCCAATCGTTGATAAGGCTTCTTATCTCGAGCACTCAGTTCGTGCAAAGTTAGGTTCTGAAGAATCACGCATGTTTGTTGCAGCAGCAGCAGACACAACAGATAACGCAGGACTTGTTCCAACTCGTCAACTAACTGAAGTTATTAATGGCATTTCAAATGCAGACCGTCCAATCATTGATTCAATTTCTCGCGGTGCGCTACCTGATGCAGGTATGACATTCGAGATTCCAAAGATTACAGTTGCTCCAACAGTTGCAGTTGCATCTGAAGGTGGAACTCCATCGAATACAGATATGAACAGTGCGTTCATTTCAGTTCCAGTACAGAAGTTCATTGGCCAGCAAGTATTCAGCCTTGAAATTTTGGACAGGTCATCTCCTGCGTTCTTTGCAGAACTAGTTCGTCAAATGGAGTTTGCTTATGCAAAAGCAACTGATGTTGCAGTAGGTTCAGCACTAATCGCAGGTGGAACAGATGGCGGAAACCGCGCAGCGTTCACAACAGGCGCTTTGGTTGCAGACTTTGTTTCAGATGCAGCAGTTTCCATTTACAAGGGAACACTTGGCTTTGCACAAAACATCATCGTATCTCCTGAACAATGGGGCGCATTGATGGGACTAGTCGATGGTTCAAACCGTCCAATTTTCCAACAAACAATTAACCCACAAAACGCAGGCGGCGATTTAACTGCAACTGCAATTCGTGGAAACCTTCTAGGACTTAACCTTCGCGTTTCAACCGCATTAACAGACACCGCAGGACTTGGCGACAACACTGCAATTATTGTTAACCCTGAAGCGTACACATGGTACGAGTCACCACGCTTGTCCCTACAGACCAATGTTATTTCAACAGGTCAGGTTCAAGTTGCTTACTATGGCTACGGTGCAGTTGCGACAAAACTTGGCGCAGGCGCTTACCGTTACATGGTTTCCTAGTCACAAACTAATCATGAGGGGGGCAGTTGCTCCCGATTGTCCCCCTCAGCCGTTTAAAGAGAGGTGTAGAAAATGGCTTCAATTGTCACAGTTGCAGAACTGCGTTCTATTCTTGGCGTTTCTACATCTCTCTACTCGGATGCTTATTTAACCGATGTTATAGACACTGCTGAAGCGGTCGTTTTGCCAATGCTCGTAAAATACGCATCTCCTATTTCAAAAGTGCAGTTAGACAATAATGTTGCAACTTATGCGGTACTTGGTAACAATAATTTTTCAGAGGGTCAAAGCGTAGTCATTACAGGCTGCGGTTCACCTTTCAATGGCACATTTACAATCCTAGAGTCAAGCAATTTAGATTCGGATGATGTAATTTTCAATTCTAATTCACGCATTTTTATTGATGGGTTTTACAGGGACTTTAGTGCATATTTCACAGTTGCTATTACCAATGCAGACATTCCTGACCGTTATGTCATCCCATCAGGACTTGCAACCCTCTCAGGTGCGGCAACTTATGTTGGTGTGCCAGCAGTCGAATCTGCCGTTTTGGCAGTTGCAGTTGAAGTGTTCCAATCCCGAATTGCTCCAGGTGGACAAATTGAGGGCGTAGATTTTACATCAGTTTCACCTTATAGACTCGGGCGGTCACTATTCAACAGAGTTTCGGGGTTGCTCGGTCAATACCTCGATGTTGAAACAATGGCGCAATAATGCCAGCATCAACAATTCTTTCTTCAGTTCGTCAACCTTTAGCAACTGCCCTAAATAGCGTTGCGGCAAATGTTTATGCTTATGTTCCTGAAGCACCTCAAGTGCCGTTTTGCGTTAATGTTCCTGACTCACCTTATTTAGAATTGCAAACAATTAGCAAGTCAACGCTGCATGTCAAAATTAATTTGGTCATTTCAGTGGCAGTTGCTTACAACTCCAATCCAGCAAGCCTGGACAATTTGGAGCAGTTAATCATGAGCGTTCTCGCCGTTATCCCTGTTGGATACACGATTGAGGCGGTTGAAAAACCTACAGTTACTCAAGTTGGCCCATCAAATTGTTTGGTGGCTGATGTCCGAGTTTCCACTTACTACACACAAACAACCTAAAGGAAAATAAATGGCAACGACAGTAATAACAGGTCGCGACATTTCTTTGTCGTTCACAGGTGGAACAGACATCGAAGCGCAAGCGACATCAGCAATTCTCACAAAGACAAATTCACGCGAAACTTATCAAACACTTGATGGTGAAGCGTATAAGACCACAAACATCGAAGCATCTTTTGCACTTGAAATGCTTGCAGACTGGGGTAAGGCTAACTCAGTGTGTGAAGCGCTTTGGACTGCAGCAGAAACCGCACCTGATAACACTATTACAATGACAATGACTGCCGCCACAGGCGCAGTTTTTGCTTTTGATGTTTTTCCTGAATTTCCAACCGCAGGTGGAGCAGGAACAGATGCGCAGACTGTATCATTCACATTCAAAGTCCAAAAGGGCGCAGTAACGGAAACATTCAGTTAAAAAATAGAAACGGGAGCACAAAATGAAACTGCCAATCTTAATTGAGTTCAACTCAGGCGAGAAAGCAACTTATGTTGCACAACCTCCTGAATGGGCTAAGTGGGAAAAAGCAACAGGCAACACCATCGGTAAGGCTCAGGATTCCATTGGAATTTGGGACTTAATGTTTTTGGCGTATCACTCAATGAAGCGCGAAGCAGGTGGAAAGCCAGTAAAAAACTTTGAAGTATGGATGGAAACGGTTGCTGAGGTAACTGTTTTGGATGCAGACCCAAAAGTTTTGAGCCAGGAAGCATCAACCGAGTCCTAATCCAGTTAGCACTGGCAACAGGAATCCCGATGAGTGAATGGCAAACCGCAGAGGAAATTCTGACCGCGTTAGAAATACTTAAGGAGCAAGGAAATGGCAAAGGCTGAAATAGCATTTGACAAGACCGAACTTCGTGGCGTTTTTAAGGCGCTTAAAAATATGGATGAAACTGCGACAGAGGAAGCAAGAATCCAATCAGGAGCACTTGCGGAATATGCTCGTAGAGAGGTGATTGGCACTGCTAACGGTTTGAGTTCTAGAGCCGTAGCAGGGCGAATCGCTGATGGTGCAAGGGTTAAGAAATCATCAAAGATTGGTGAAATTACCTACGGTTTTGCATCTCAAAAGTTTAGCGGCGGAGCAACGACCAAAGATATTTGGGGCGGTTCTGAGTTTGGCTCTAATAAGTATAAACAATTTCCTGTTTGGTCAGGTCGTGAAGGTCGCGGTTCAAAAGGTTGGTTTATTTACCCAACTCTTCGCAGGATTCAACCTCACATTGTTAGTGAATGGACTGCGGCATTTAGTCGCATCTTGAAAGAGTGGGGATAATGGCAACAGGTACTAGAGCATTAACCCTTAAACTTATTGCAGACATTGATGACTTCAATAAAAATCTTAATAAAGGTTCAACTGAGGTCGAAGGCTTTGGCGGCAAACTAGAGAAGTTTGGCAAGGTCGCAGCAGCAGCATTTGCAGCCGCCGCAGCCGCCGCCGTTGCTTATGCTGGCAAACTGGCCATTGATGGAGTTAAAGCCGCCATTGAGGATGAAGCGGCTCAAGTTCGCCTTGCAGGTGCTTTAGAGCGTGCAACAGGTGCAACACGAGACCAAATTGCAGCAGTTGAGCAGCAGATAACAAAAACTGCTTTGGCAACAGGTGTTGCAGATGACCAACTTCGTCCTGCATTAGCACGCCTTGCAGTTTCTACAGGTGACACTGCTAAGGCTCAAGATTTACTTAACCTAGCCCTCGATGTCGCTCAGGCAACAGGCAAGCCAGTTGAAACAGTTGCAAACGCATTGGGTAAAGCCTATGACGGAAACACTGCATCTCTTGGAAAACTTGGCATTGGACTATCTGCAGCAGAACTCAAGACAATGAGTTTTACTGATGTTCAAGGAAAACTTTCAGAGTTATTCGGTGGAGCAGCAGCAGCAAACGCACAAACATTTGAAGGTCGAATGGCTCGCCTAAGAGTGGCATTTGATGAAGCAAAGGAAAGTGTTGGTTTTGCTTTATTGCCAATCATTGAGCGTTTAATTGATTTCATTGTTAATCAAGTTGTACCGAATTTCCAAAAGTTTGCTAGTGCATTTGACCCAATTAAACAAGCCATAAACGACAACAAAGATTCATTTGAAACACTATTTAACTTCATTGGAGATTATGTAATTCCAATCCTTTCAACATTAGCAGGTGGAGCGCTTAAAGTTGTTGGTGAAGTCTTTGGCAAAATTATTGGAATCATCGGAAATGCCATTGACAAGATTGAAGCGTTTATCAATAAAGTCAGGGACATGGTTAATAAAGTTATTGAAGCCTACAATCGCCTTCCTTTAACTCCTAACATAAGTTTAATCGGTTCAGGCGGCGGTGGTTCAATTGGAGCCCCTGGAGCAATTTCAGGTGGAGGTGGTTTTACTGGCGGTGGTGTTGGAACGGGTACAGGCATTACTGGCGGTGGCAGTGTCGGTGGTGGGACTGGGAAAACTGGGACATCTACCAATAAAAAAGGTTCTACTAAAACAGGTGGTTTATCATTTGATGATGTAGTTGCATTAGGTAAGAAACTCAAAGAACAAGAAAATGCAAACAAGATTTTCATGGCTAATGTTGCAGCCTTGCAAGAAACTCCAGCACAAATGGCCTTGAGTCAATACTCAAGAGATGCTTTCCTTTACAATGAAGGGCTTTTGGCATCTCCTCCTAATTTGCAAAATTATTACAACATCACCGTTAATGGCGCTATTGACTCAGAATCCGCTGCTCGCCAAATTGTAGAAATTCTCAACGACTCATCGGCCCGGGGAACGCTTGGCGCTGGAGCATTTGACCGATGACTGCCTGGAGTCCAGTTTGGCAGGTATCAATAAACGGTGGGACTTTTACATCAGTCACGCTTTCAAACCTGACAATTTCATCAGGTCGAACAGACATTTATCGTCAACCTGTCGCAGGTTATTGTTCGGTTGAGATACTTAATACCAATCAGACAAACCTTGCAATTGAAATTAATGACCAAATAACAATTCAGGTCAAAGATTCAACTAATACTTTCAAGCCTATCTTTGGCGGTTTTGTTACCGATATCGACCAAAGCGTCAAACAGTCAGGCGCTCTCGCCATTGTTCAGACTTTTAAAGTCACCGCATTAGGTGCATTGTCTAAGTTACCTAAAACTTTAACCGAAGGTGTTTTGGTCAAGGATTTTGATGGAAACCAAATTTATTCAATACTTTCAGATTTATTGTTCAACACCTGGAACGAAGTACCTGCGGCTCTTACATGGGCTACTTACAACGCAACCGAAACATGGGCAAACGCTCAAAACTCAGGACTCGGTGAGATTGACCAACCTGGAGATTATGAACTCGCTGCACGGTCTGCAGACACAACAGATGTTTATTCGCTTATTGCAAGTCTTGCGACCTCGGGGCTTGGTTATATATATGAGGATGCTCAAGGGCGCATCGGATACGCAGACTCAACTCACAGGAGCCAATATTTAGCCGCTAATGGATACCTCGAA